CAAATCTGGTCTGCTCAAGGAGATCTTTGAAGTACTCTTCTTTGAAAGCCAATTTTTTCCTACTCTCGGACCTCTTGGCCAAGAAGACTTCCGCATCTTCAAGATTGTGCTTACTTATCATCTTCTCAAAACGAAGGTCAGTCTGCCACTTGATGACTTTCCTCCACGACCCGCCAAGGAGATCAATGATCTTGGGTGCAGCGAGAATTACGAGAATCGCAATTACAAACACCAATACGAACACTAATTGACCATCCATATATGTTCCTCCTTAAAAGAGAGTTGGCAGCAGCCTGACTGTTGCTCGTGAAGAAAATCTCGTTTTAGAACAGTTCTGCTGTGCCTGTCTCTGTTCAGACGAGATTCGCTATAATGAGTATGCGGGTTAGGGCTGTCCAGCTGTCAGCGAGCAGCAGGACGACGACTGCGTTCCCGTGTGGGGGTGATGCTGCGACTACTTTATGGTATAACCAAGTAGCACCAATTCGTTCGCGAATAGGTGAATTGTGTCGGGCCCGAGTCTGATTACTCGGGCGCCATCTAGCAGTGTGTGACCGACATGCGTCCCCTGCTTTGGAGGAACGTGGATCTTGAGACCATCAGACATCCACACCTTGACCTTTTCAGCGAGATCGGGGTCACTCGTGACGATGATACCTTCATCGTTGATAGACCCAATCAACTTGTCACTAGATAAGATCTTCATGCTCCCTCCTTGAAGAATTTTCCATGCACAAACGAGTCTATGTAGTCAAACGTCTTTGGGCACAACTTCTCAAGCGCATCATGATGAGCCGGATTCGCATAGCGCATGAATGCTTCAGCGAACCACTCTCTTGGGTTGGTGACTGCATAAAATGTAGGAACCTTGGCCAGTGCTACGCCGCCACTAGGAGGGGCATCAGTCTTGAACTCTTTCTCTGTCTGGCCTAAGACTTTGAGAGCAGTGGCTCTGCCTTCTCTGAACTCTTCTAGCATACCGTTACGGCCATGTGCGACTGCTTCCTTGTCCATCCGGATGCCATCGTTAGGCTCACCAAAGGAAGACCAACGCTGGAGAAACTGAAAGTCCAGATGATGGGCAAACTCGTGAGTGAAGCTGTTGACACTCCTCTCGTCAGCGAGAGCGATGCTCTGATCGCGCTCCTTGTAGAAACCGGCCAGACCTTTGGCGCCAAAAGATTTGTCAACAGCCAGACTCTGGAGTTGGCGATTCTCCAGCAGACGAGGATCAATCTTCATCCGCCTGAGAAATGAGATTCCTTCCTGGACTGCCATCGGTGCTGGCTTGCCATGGAGTGCTTTGTCGAACGTATGGCGTACACCCCACTTCATCCCTTTGATTCCTGCTTCTTGGAGGTCAACTTCCAGTGGGTCGAAGCCAAGGAGAGCTACGACATCAGAAGGTGTCTCTGCGAGTTCTTCGTCATCGTCAGCTGAGTTGTCTGTCAATTCATCGAACTCTGGCAGAGGAGCGTCTATTGCGCCAAAGTGAATGTCAGGTAGTTGGTTCATTTTCTCCTCCATGGCGCAAAGATTACAGGGTTGATGTAACTCTGGAGAGCCACTGTCTTGGTGTTACCAAGCTTTTCAGACACGCGTTCCGCGATTACCTTGACTGCTTTCTTGTATTCCTTTTCACCCTTGGGCACAGACATCTTGGAGACTGTGTCCACTGCCAACTGGTTGGCCAAGAGCGTCCTAAAATCCTTGGTCTTATAACGACCTTTTAGTTCTTCTCGGACGAAACCACGGATATTGCCACCATCGACTGCGCCAAACAGCCGGCCAGAGCTTCCTGCAATATCTGCACGCTTGCGGAGGTCTCCTGCAATCTTCGGGTCTTCAACTTGCAAATTGATCTTGACTCCACTCTTACCAGCGAAGCGCAGATATGTTTTGTCGCCTCTCTCGACGACATGTCTGCCTTCCAATGTGGTAGCACCAAATGCTTCTTTCTTAGCTTTCGTGTCGGCATCAGTACCAGGCCGGAGTCCTGTCTGTAGAATAAGGCGGGCACACGCAGCAAGATCAGAGACCTTGGCCTCTCTGAATGTGTCCTTGCTCTTGCTCATGGTTGCAAGTTGCCGTTCAATCTCTGGCTTGTCTTTCTCGAGATTCTGGATGCGCGAATACTTTGCGGCGGTCGTGGACTCTTTGAACTTGTCAGAATAAACGTACTGATCGCGGCCAGCAGCGTCCTTGCCTATGGCAAGCAGATCAGCTTTAGGGTCCATGGAAATGCGAACGTTTGTCCAGGCAGGCGGGATCACCAGATCCTTGATGTGTTTGGGCCAAGACTTTCTGTCCTTTGGCACGAGATCAGAAGCAGCATGGTGTTCTCCCCACTTTTGTCCTTTGATTCCGTGCTCCTGAAGTTGCTGTGCTTCCCTTAGCTGTCTGACCGTGGAAAGCTCTGTCAATTGAAAGATCGGAAGGCCAGTGTATGCCACGAGAGTTACCTCTTTCCCATGAGCGCGGAATATAGAGGCTTGAAGTCCCTCCAATCTCCATCCTTCACAACATTATCGATCTTGCCTTTGCTCAAATGCCACACGTCGTCATCCTGACTGTATCCCACAATAAGTCCCGGAGCTTTGGGGCTCGTAAAATATCTCGCGTCGCCTTCATCATCTTCAGTCCCTTTGGGATAGGAGATCTTGAACCCCAATTTGCCAAGAGCATCGTCTGGATGCATCTTGCCTAACTTCTCCACACTGATTCCCCCTCCTTGTTTTCCCTTGCGTTGCCCCCACTTCATTCCTTTTACGCCTGCCTCCCTAAGTCTCCTGACTGAGGAAAGCTCTGCGAGACCAAGAGTCTGGATTCCTCGACAGGCCATGTTAGACCTCCTTCTTTGGCTCAGTGTATGCTGCTACTTTGTGCCCTCCGATTGGCATTACTGGAGGATTCTGGAGATCCTCGCCGTCGGGTGGCTTCTGAGTGAATTGGCCAGTGACCTCTTTGATTTTCTTAGATTCGTGATATCCCTTACGAAGAGCACGCCTAGTCTTGGTGATGTCAGCCCTGTCGTGAGACTTCTGGTCCATGAGCGCTTCAGGGCTTGGAGCCAAGGTTCTCTGGCGATCGATCTGAGGTCTGCCTCTATAACGCAGATTTGCAGCCTCTCTCTTGATGCCGATGGCTACATCACGAGGGTCTTTCAGAAATGCTGTCTTCCGACTGCCCGAAGTGGCTTCTCCTGTAATGATCCCTTCCTTAGCACCACCACCAGTACCAGCCGTTCCGTCGCCTCCACCTCCGCCAGTCGAATCCGGACCGCCTGCGCCAGCGCCACCTTTTCCAGCAGCTGGCGGAGCAGCTTGTCCTTTCGTGATTTGCTGGTATGCAGCGTCGATGAGAACAGCCTTCTGGGCATCCTCAGCCGCAATCTCCTCTTGCTCATCATCGTAGTTGTAGGATGTGACAGACATCTCGCGGGCAGACATGGTCGCTGCTCTTTCGTGGGAAATCCACGACATGGATTCCATAAATGCGAAGTTCTTGAGCGTCTCGCTCTTGTTCTCCTCAGCAATGGCAGCGTATGTAATCTCAACTTTGACCTTGAGTTGTTGCGGGATCTTTCCACGATCCTTGGCATCGTCGAATACTCTGGCAGAATCCTGCTGGAAGAATGCTTCCATGATCTCTTGCCAGTCTTCGAATGACTTGATGTCTGGCTCTGTCCCCACAAGAGCGTCGGCCTTGGTGCCAGCCATGGGAAGGTTGAGATAGGTTTGAGAAATGCCGGCGCCACAAGCGACAATAACCATCATCATTTCCCAATCTGAAGTCACATCTGCCGATCCCACTTCAGCACGAATACCTTGCAACTCCGCTGCCTTGTTATGGATCCAGACGGACCCAGGAGCCGGTGGCTGAGAAAGCTGGAGCTTCGCTTGGTCAACCTCAGTTTGGCCACCTTCCACAGCGACGTCCAGAACGTAGAGATTAGCCACCTTATTGCGAATGACTCGATCCGACGCAAACTCTTTAATTCTTTTCAACCAACCCAGTATAGTGAACAATTCGCTGCGGCCGCGGACTTCACCAGAAGTCGTATTGATCTTCATGTGGAAATACTCAATCGCAGGAACTTGACGAATGATGAACTTGATGGTCGGGACCGGCAAATCTACGTACCACTGGTAACGTGTCGGATATTGTTGGTGGATGTAAAATTCTGTTTCGCAATCATCAGGATCTGTCACAACTTCCCACACTGTAGACGGGTCTAATGACCTTACTTTCAGTCCCCACGGAGCTTTGAAATATCGGACGAACTGTTCACCAAAAATTGTGAGGTCACTAAGAATTTGCTTGGACCTCATGTTCATGCCATTCTTTTCCCAATGTTCATCAAGAATGTCTTGGCACTGGGCAGTGTAGTCCGCCACCTCCTCCATCTCTTCACCAGTGTCTGGGTGTTTCTTCATGTTCCCGGTTGAGATTTCAGCACGCACCACTGTGGCTTTGACTCCCTTGCCGAGGACAAATTGCTTGATGACCTTGACAACTCTTTTGGCGAGTGGATTGTGGGTAAAGCATTCAAACGCTTTTGAGTGCATATCCAAATAATCGTACCAATAAAGTTGTTTGTTGTATGGTCCAGCAAGCAGTGGGAGAAATTCCTGTGGCCGACCCATCTGTGTATCCCACGTGTTTGGCAACGCTCCGCCTGGAGACGCATCAAGAGCGAACGTGTCGCCACTGTCGAAGAAGGTGTTGTTGTCTTCTCGGAGCTTCCGAACGATGGAACCTTCTTTCTTGGCAGACTCTTTGAGGCGGGAGTAGATAGAAGCGTCCATGGTCTGGAATATGTTAATCAGACGTGGGTCAAGTCTGATGTCTATCAATTGGCCATCTGTCAACGTGACCTTCTGCTTCTCTACAGCAGCCAACACATTCTTCATGATCAGGTTCGATTCGCGGAGTTTTCTGTACTCCGCGCTGTGAATCCAGGACTGGATGTTCGGGAAGTGAGACTCCTTGAAAATGCCTTTCCTCATGTCCTCAGGAGGGGATGTGATAATCTTGGCGTCGACATCCATCACAACAGCTTTGTCTAAGTAATGGATGGGGGTGCCCTGTGCCGATTCATCCATGTGAGAGAACTCTTGCGTCTCTTCCTGGGTAGGCGGCAGGATAACGCCATTCACTACACAGAAGGCAGACTTCAGAGGCACTCTGGCCACGATGTCTGAAGTCAGCAACGGTGCTCCTTCATCTGGATAGTCCTTCCCTGTGTTGAAGACGTCTTCCTTCTTGGCAGACTCAGCCGCAATCTTGCCACGCTTAGGCGACACCCAGGCTGTTGGTGTACTCGGAGTGTGTGGCGCATTCGTAGGATTGACTACGTTGGTAGTTGCCATAGACTAAACTCCTTATTGTTCTGTCGCGTTCGTCTCCAAGTCATCGAGCTCCCCATCTGCGTCATAGATGCGAACTTCCGCAAGATCGTGGTGCTTGGCAGCCATCTTAAAATTTCCCTTCTTGGCAAATGCAGTTGCTTTAGCCATATGCGTATCCGCCATGCCAAGAAGATTGTCAGCTTGGCCGGTATCACCAAGCTCAGATGCCCCATTAGATCTATCATAGACAGCAGCAAGTTGCCCTTTGAGATCTTTGTGCCGATCATTATGCTCTTTCTTACTTCCCCACTTCATACCACGGACACCCTTTTCCTGTGTCTTGGCTGGGATCAGACTCGCGCATACGCCGGACTGATGTCAGTTCTGTCAATTGACAAAATGGCACGCCACTCATTGAACCCATGTGTCACCTCCATAAGGAATTACTTTTGAGAGCGTCAATAGTTGCTAGGGAATACATCGAAAGCGTCGCCTCTTCTTCTACTCCCGACTCCTGCCGTAGCAATGGAAAATCCGCTGTTCTTGGCCCATGCCTGCTGCTGGCCTAAGAGCTCTACATCCATACACATCGAGACGAGGCCACACACTGCGTCCACTGTGTCGTTGTCCAAGCCAAACGGAAAGTCTGGCGCTTCAACTTCGCAAAACTGTTTCAATGCAGGATGACAACGGATGATGCTACCTTCTTTGACTCCTCTGATGCGCACACGGCCTGTCTCGAAATGAGGCGTGACAAGCTGAACTTTGAAGACCTTGTCTCCTGGAACATTGACAGGTACACACGGAATACCTTTGGTCCATGCTTGCTGGCCAAGAGCCCACTGATATGCGTTGTTCTCGATGCCCACACGCCATGCCTTCCAGAATCTCCACTCCCGTTCCAGAGCTTTCACCTGTTCGGGAAATGGGATCTGTGCACGATAGAGATCGAGGAGTAAGACGAGCTCTCCTACACGAGCACCAGTGGCGATCACGAACCAATTGGCCTTGACAGACCCATCAGGATTCATCCGAACTCCTGGGTCATGCTCTGATTTCAGAGCGAGGTCAACGTATTGAAGACAGTGGAGTTGAATCATGAGCCTAGGCCATCACTCTTTCATACCAGCGTGATATCAGAAATATAGTGGAAGCCATCAGTCTGGTTGAATATCAGCTGGCTAGTGTCGAAAAATTTCATCCATTCCTTCTTAAACACCACACCAGACTCTCCAGAGATCTCATTCTGCTTCTCTCTGTTGAAGAACGTCTCACCCTGCGTAGCCAGGTCCATGAGAAGCTCTTTGATGCCCCAACCGAAGAGTCTTGGCCGGCCATCTTTCTCGTACTTAGGATTTCCGTCGCCATCAAGATCAGCGCTGCTGGGCCACAAAACTTGATAGTCGTCGGTCAGAATGCGCACATCGACAATCTTTTCACCGTCGCCATGCAGATCCTTGATTCCTTCGATCTCTCGTTTCTTTGTAGTCTCGAAGAGCCAACCCTGTTTCAGTTCGCCAGGCTTCTCTGGATTCGGGATCATAGGATATCGGATGATGGCTCTATTTGTCAGGCATTGCCAAGTCGGCTTCTCCAAGATTTCGCTGTAGAGATCTCGACGATTCTTACGGGTGCCAACCACACTAAATTTCGTGGATGTCTCGCGCAGATTCCAGATAGTGCCCCAAAACCAGTTGCTGACAGATATCATGCGCTCTACAGTCTTAGTATTTTCGTCGTCAAGAAGATCATCGCAGCATATGTGACTGAAGTGCCCTCCAGTAATCGCTCCAAGTACACCAACACTTTCATAGCTGTAATCTTTCTCGACGGATCCGCCAGACCAATCACGCTTGCATCGAAATAGAGTGGTGTACCAGCGTTTGGGATCGCGAATGTCACCAAAGTCCTCCGCAAGAAGCTCGTTCTTCTCAATGGTCTCCTTGATTTGGATTGCGAACTTTTCGGCTTGACCATCAGTCTTAGATATGCCGAGCAATCTGGAAAGTACAGAGGTGCAACCAGTTTCAATGTATGAGTCGTAGAGATCGTAGAGTGGCAGGCCATAGGAAAAGATCCAAGATTTGCCATGATCTCTAGGTGCCAAGAGCTCCAAAAAATCGCTGTTCCAGAGCTTGATCCACTCTCGCTGATGGTCAGGAAGACGAAACCCCAGATAGTACATGAGAAAGAACTCTGCTGATTCCCTCGTTAATGCCATCCTGAACCCTGGCGGCAGATATTTGCGTATCAGATATCTGACCCCATTGAGTCCCTTGGCAGTATTGAGTTCCTCAAGCAGTTTCTCTTTCTTCTTTGTCTTGAACTTCGGTATCGTCATTATACTCCGGCAGCGCTTTGATATCGATTGGTGGCGGCAGCGCTTTAGTCTCTTGAGCCTTGCCCACAAGAGCATTGACAAACATCATGACCATGTCTTTGTCCATGCCATGGGTATGAATCTCATGCTTGCCACTGATGGCCAAGCCTCCTGTGATTTCCTGCTTGGACATGACCGAGGTCTTGTACTTCGATCTACCTTTCAGTAGGTCACGCGCAGCGTCGTACTCGAAATATTGGTCGCCACTGTTCAGCGCATCCTCCACGACTTGAACAGCACGCGGGAGTTTGCTTTCCAGAGACTCATCCACATGACTGGCATATCTCAGGCAGGCTTTGGCCAAGAACTTGCGGAAAGGGAGATGTGACCGACGCCAACGATAGAACGTGTCTCGAGCCACGCCCACTATCTTGCATGCATCATGGTGGCTTATACCACGCGCTATCATCTTAGCTATTCTCTTCTGCTTCCCACTCAAACGATCGTATCCCTTTGGGATATCGCCAGCCGCAACACGCATCTCGTATCGCTCGATGCGAGACATTGTGCGGGTTGCAGGATCCTTCTGCTCTGCCCTGATCTGCTTGACAGACTTGGGTTGAATCAATCGTGGAAATCGCATTATCCCATCTCTAGAAAGTGGCATAGCTCCTCCACATGGAGTTACTTTGGTGTCCTCTTTGCCGGCTTGACCTCGTCTTCGGCAGTGATCTTTGTATAGTGTTTTGCCAAAATGACGTGCGCAGCAGCATAGAGTTGTCCAGCGACATGGCTGGATCGCATCTGGATAATTTCTTCAGTTCCCTTTTTGACGACCTGATGCCACACATCAAGATTTCCCAGACCATCTTCCGTGATCATAACACGGAGTTCGGTCACAACAGGCTCTAACTTAGTGGTTGTTTCAGCCATCAGACATCCCCTTTCTTGTTATAGTTTCGTTGAGAATACTGCCAAGACTGGAACAGTTCCACGAAAAATGGCAGATCGACTGTGACGAGTGGGTTCACAAAATCCATTCTCCTGAGCTTCTTGCCTGTAGTCTTTTGGAACTTTGCCTTGAGCCGCTGCCACTTTACCCCTGTCTTCTTGGTGGCTGGCACACGTGTAGCCAAGATGATCTTGTCTTCAGCATCTTTCTTGTACTTGAGAGTCGCCTCTGCAAACATAGCGTGGATGTTGATTTGGCGCCTTTTCTTACACTCAATCTGGAGGTGCTTCAGCCAAGGACTTCCCATCCGCACATATTTTGGGAAAAAGACGTCAGTCGCTGTCTTACCAAAAGATTCCATGGTACGCAAGCGTCGCTTACCCCCAAGAGCTTGCGCTATCTCGCGTTCAAAATTTTTCCACTTCGACTTGTTGGCCATCAGATGCGACTCCTTTCTCGCTTACGTCTCTTCTTGATTTTAGCTGGCTTTTTGTGGGCGCTGACTTCCTGATCTGCATGAGCAAGTCTTACTTGCAACTTGGCAACACGACGCATCTTACGGTAGATACTGCGCACCTTTTTTGTAGAGAGATGGTAGGTCTCAGAGAGACGCTTACGCTCTCTCTTCCTCAAGCCCATGTCTTCAATAGGATCTATGGCTTCGAATATGAACAGATCGCGTTTCGCTTTCTCCAAATCTCGAGTCCCAGGAACACGGAATGTCGCTCCCGCAAATATGGTCAAGAACTTCTCGGCCGTCTCTGGCCCAAACACCTTGTAAAATTCATTCACAAGAGACTTCGGGTACATGAGTACGAGTTTTTCTAGCATACCTGGGGACAGTGACATGCTGGGCCTCCTTTACATACTGATAGAGACTTCTCCGTATGAAGATCATTGTGTGGTCGATGCAAAGGACTGACTCTTTTCTTGTCAAGCCTGTCTTTTTGAGATGAGCGATTACGTCCATCCTGTCGTTGAACAGGTCGCCATTGATAACCGACTTTCTGATGTACCTGAATATCTTCTTGCGCTTCCGATGGACGATGTTCCCAAAGCTCTCTTCTGAAAAGACAGACTCGAGCTTCTTGGTAAGCAAATTCAATATATGAGTCCTATCAGGATCATCAACCGAGACGGATGACTCCTCAGCCTCTCTTCGATTTTGATCGTCAGACAGACTGTAGTTTCGCTTCATAGAAAACTTTTTGTTTTGCGTGATCAGAGTGTTGCATATCACCGACCAAAGGAATGCGAAGGCAGAGCCACGGTTCGATCTGTATTTCGGAAGAGCTTGCAATATCCTCAGAGCGCAATCTTGCTCAAGATCAGCTTTGTTACGATACAGTCGCTTTTTAGCAATTGCAGCTTTTATCAATGGAAGAGAAAGTGTCATAATCTCATCTCGAAGAGACCTCTTTTTCCTCTTACCTTTCACATACTGTGCCATCAGAGAGCTTACGAGCTTATTGTCAAAAATACGCTCTCTCATTGGGGGCTCCTGAGAAACTTTATGCACTTTTGGATTTCTTTCCTAGAATATTTCCCTTTTGCAGAAATCCTAAGTACCTTCCAGCCAAGCTTTCTAAGATCACGATCTCTCTTTCTCATGTTGGCATCTCCAGAAAGGAAGCTCTATTCCTTTTCACTACGACCCAAATTTGACCCGTTTCAATCTTGACATCTCGCCTATGTGTAATCACAATAGTTGTCCCTTTGAAATCTCTCAAAATATCGAGAACAGAGTCTCGGCCTTCTTCGTCAAGAGAGTCAAGAAGCTCGTCCACAAGCAACAAGTTCGAAGATCTGGCAAGCCAAGAAAAAGTGAGCAAGATGCAAATGTCTGCTCTACGACGCCCTCCCGATGATTCTCCGAGATAGGTATTAGAGCCGTGTTTTGACTTGTATTCAATATGAAACAAGTCGATCTCTATCCCTTTCTTAGTCTGCTTGTTTGGGACAAATTCCACGTGGACGGAATTCTGAAAAAGGCGCGATGTAAACTCTTGCAGCTTTTCATTCAAAGCAGGAAGAATTTCTTGGATAGCCAAAGACTTGATGCCACGATTGCCAAAGCCCACTTCCCAAAACTGAAGTCTCTTCAGCAAGCGACGAGATGACCAGAGCTTCTCTTCCAAAACGATTAGTCGCTTCGTCAGCTTAGACATCTTTAGAGCCGACGAAGAGAAATCTTTTGAGAAGTCAGAGTTGGTGCGGACGGTGCAGGATAAGACTTTCAATTGCCGCACCAACTCCTTCCTCTGACTACGCCAAATAGTCTGGACTTGGAATTGTTTATCGCAAAGGTTAGATACCCGTTTTAGGCACTCGCGGGCATAGTTCACCTCCCTTTCTGTACTGGCCAAACGCTGTCTGAGGTCGTGAAGCGATTGTCTCAGTTTCTTGCGTTCGGCCAAGAAATGTTCATGGACATACTTCAGCGATTTCCCTTCAATCAAAGTACCACAAGTCGGACAGTGTTTACCAACAAGAGTTACTCGCTGGACATCTTTGTCTGATATCTTTGCCAGCGTCTTCTCCCGCTGCTCACATTGCTCTTCCAGCGAGTATAAAGAAGCCTGCTTCTCGTTCAAAACCTCTTGCGCTTCATCAAGATTGCGTTTAGGAAACTGCTCTGGCTCATGACTATTCAACTTCTTAAGAGCAATTGTCAGCCTCTTCAATTCCTGAAGTTGCCCTTTACGAATGGTCTTTTCGAATCCCTTCTGTGAGCGCAGATGCTCTCGCAACACTCCAATGTTTGTCTTGAGATTTGCAGTCTTGAGTGCTATAACAGACTGCCCCTCCAAAACTTCGGAAATCCTCTGCTTAGTGCGCTTCAGAGCCAAATCGAACTGACCGAACCGCAAAAATGCTTCAAGAACTTTTTTCTGTTCTGAATCGGCTTTGAGTGCGAATGCCTTGTCTCCGCCAAAGACGATGCTGTTGACAAAGGAAGAGAAGTCCATACCAAGTATTGATTCTACCAACTCTTGGGTAGGACGCTTATGCCGACTCTGAAGTGGTTTTCCGTCACACTTCAGAAAAAGCTTGTGCTGATGCTTTGTATGCTTGCGATATCGTATGACAGAGTATGAGTGCTCTCGAGTCCTGAACCGCACACAGACCATACAGTCTTTCTTACTGGCAAATCTATAAACCACAGCATTGTGCCGAACACCCCGAAGCGTTCTGTCAAATAAACACCAGACGAGTGCATCTATAAGGGCTGATTTTCCTGCCCTGTTGCTGTCTGAGCCAGATTCATCCTCATTCCTCCCTTCTATAAGCACGAAGCCTTGGTCTCGCAGAGGAATGGTCTGCCGCTCATGGTAAGAAAGGAAATTCTGAATTGTGACGCTCTCAAACTCAATCACTCTCTTTGCCCTCGTATAAATCTCGTCCTAATGAGGTGAGACTTTCCCTTTGCTTTTCACCTCCGACCTTAGTTCTAACAAATTTGTCAATAAGCTGCAAAGGAGAAGCTGCCCAAGAGCCAGTCTTGGAGCTAGGACTCTCTGAGTCGGCTTTCCTTTGGACTCTGACATGGACGTTGTTTTCTTCCGCAAACTTTTTGATGTCTTCGTCTGTGATTTCCTTCGAGAAGACGTCGAGGTGGAGATAGTTTCCTTTGGCCGTTTTCGTGACATCTTGCAGATCCTCCTGATCATAAATCTGGGCCCGCACGAACATCGGAAAATGGGTGTAGATCTTCTCGAGCCTGTACCCAGGCGAATGTGCCCACAAGGACACATCCCAGATACAAGGCTTGTGGGTCTCGCCAAACGTATGCTGCAACGGAGAGCCAAGATACAGAACGTTGTCAGCCAGCCGTTGCGCCGTGTGGTAGTCGGATAGTAACACAATATCAAACTTTTCTGGATGCATGTCAGCGAGCTTCAGCTGATTCCTAACGAGATATCTCTTGGGCCCGACTGTGGCCCCTTGCACACCAGCATGGCAGACAAGAGCGAGAGGCCTTCCAATAGCAATCTCTTTGACAGCTTCCTTCACTTGTTCAGCTGGTAAATATGGCACCGCATAGAGATGCTCCCAAACCAATTGAGGCTTTTCTACAATCGTAGCGACCTTCCTGAACGGTGTCAGTGTGTGAATGCGATTACCATTTGCTGACTTGAAGATATCGTGGTTCCCCAAGTTGATGACGACGTCCAATCCATCATCATGCATTCTTTCTATCTGCATGTACACACTGTTGTACACGTCAGTGGGATGATAGTCAGACTCCTCAAATATATCACCATTCAGCAAGACCTTGTCTATTTCTCTCTCTTTGGCCTCTTTCCGAATGAAGCCAAAGACCTTGAGGATATTGTGAAGACGAGAGTTGACCCCGTCCTTGCGGATGTAACTGAACTGACTCCAGTTATGGGCTTGAAAGTCTCCACTTGCGATGAACCTAAGCACTGTCTTCACGACATCACCCCATTTTCATCATGCGAGGAAATCTCCGGACATCCCCTCCTAAGTGCTTGAACAAATGCTTCTCGCCTTTCATGATGTCCTTGACATTCTCGCGCAAGATACCGTATGTGCTGAGCATGTGGGAAAAATCCTCTACGTCATGCTTCAAGAGCTTACGATAACCATCTCCTGGCTGATGGCCAAGAGCAGGAATATGGATAAGCTCGTGGACCATGACAAGCATCTGATGGTTGTCATCCATACTGTCAAACCTGGTGCCCCAAAACATAATACAGTAATCGTAATCTGGCAAGAGGAGGCACCAAGGACGCTTGTTCGCACAGATAGAGGCCACACCCTTTGACTTTCTACCTGTGTACGAGCAGAGAAATATCTTCTTCGTCTGCACATGCCCCAACATTGTGGGGAAGAGTTTCTTTGCCCTGATGAGCAGTGGCCGTAAATCCTCCCGAGTCTTCCACATCGTTCTACGTCTGCGTTTCATTTCTTCCTCCTTAGACGTGGGAATCTCTTGATGATGTAGAATCTTCCTGACTTCATACCAGACTTGATCTCGTCGAATTTCTTGGCTTTCCAATGGTAAGATTCCCGGCCAGTCAGCACCAAATACAGATCGTGGCATTCTCCAGAGCAAAATGACTGCCACTCGCCTTTCTCCGAGTAATGAAGATGAGGAGCCATGCCACAGATACAAGTATTGACTGCTTTCGACTTTCTGAAGCGTGGAAATCTGTACAGACGAGGGAATCGTTGCGGCCACCACAGCTTCTTGATCATACAATCACTCCAAAACTTCTGAGCACTTTCTTATCCTCATCTGTTAGAAAAGCCAAATCTTCAGAGCTCCTTTGTCGCCTCTCAATCATATGCCTCTGCTGCAACATGTGATCAACGATCCCTTTCCAATAACCAATGTCTTTACCAATCTCCTTCCCATTTCGGAACGCTTTCCTGATGGCGTAGTCTGCCCAAGCAGAGTGGGCAAAGAGTGCCACAAGCAAAATAATGATCGCCAAATATGTGAACATTGTCACGCCTCCAAATCTTGGAATGGCTCTATCCAAGACGCGAAGTCTTGGAGTAGAGTGTAGAATTTCCTTCTCAGAAAATACTTCTTCACATAGACCTTGTCAACCTTACGAGGTTTCTTCATCTCAGTTCGAAGGAGATTCGTGGCTGTCTCACTCTTTACAAGAGAGAGGTCCGTCAATTTCATATTGCGTACGATAGCCTCTTCGGCCCCCTCCGCAAAGAACAGCTGGTATCTGTTTCCTTTGCTCTCAAGCTTCTTCCGAATAGACTTCGAGTGATAGATCTTGCCGATGGAGCCATACCTCTTGATGACCTCAAACGCTGTCACTTCGCCAAGACCACGAGCGATTCCAGGAATGCCATCCGTCTTGTCACCTGTAATGACACGAGTCTCCAAATACTGTCTCGGTGTAAGTCCTTCAAAGAGCCCCGCAAAATTCTTGCCTGTGTACAACTGGAGCTTCTTAGGAGACCAAACGCTCACGTCTGGAGACACAAGCTGTAGCATGTCTCGGTCACTTGACACGATTGTCTTTTGTCCATCAAGCGTTGCACAAGCCATCGCCATGAGGTCGTCTGCTTCCACATTGGGAATCTCAAACTGACAGACAGCCATCTTCTTGAGCACGGACTTCACTAGTATGAGTTGCCTCTCGATAGAGTCAGCAGCCTCTCTTCTGCCCTCCTCAGAATTTCTCCGGTATTCGCGGTCGGCTTTGTATCGGTCGTAAATGCTGCGACGAAGAATCGGCCGACCAGAATCCCAGCACACCAGCGCTGTCTCTGGTTCAAATTTCTCAAGCGCGGTACGAATCAACTTCAGAACGCCAAATACCACTTGGATCGGTTGGTCCTTGACCGTCAGTTCAGGAACAGCATGGAACACACGCCAAGCAGCATTGTGCCCATCGAAAATGAGCGCTGTACCAGCTTCCATAAGGCACCTTCCTTACTGAGCAGTCTCTAAATTTCCATTCAGCCACTCCCAAGCGGGAAGAGGCATAAATCCAGCATACTCTTTAGAGGCTTTCATTATGAGGACCCTATCTCCATCCAACATATGTGGAGCTAGCTCCTGGTAGAGCTCGTCTGGGGATTTACTGGTTTTGACTAGCCAACAAGGAGCTATCATATAACGGCTCCATCCATCTTGGCTCTTCAACACGTCAATGAACTTCTCATAGCCGAGAATAGATCGCCTAAATTCGTACACTACAACAAGGACGTTCATTCCGATTCACCCCTCTCCTTCATCAGAGTTTCCTGAATCAAGAGTCGGTTGATCAATTTCCTATTCTCGCGATAGAACTGTGGGAATTTCTTCCGCGTGACAAGCTTTCCTTCAAATCTGTAGAATCGTCCTTTGAGCTTCAAGACATTCATGGCAATCGCATATTCCCACACGGCCCAATCGTTGTCGATGCCACGATCCCAGAATATGGGCACCTTACAAGTCTTTAACGGTGCGGCCCCGAACTTGTTTTTGATGGTCTTGAGCTCACACATGAAGCCAATCTCATTGTCCTCCTTGCCCTTAATGATCCCAATCCTAGCAATACGGCAGCGCACCCACGCATAGAACTTCAGAGCCTTGCCTCCATAAGTGGTTTCTTTAGAGCCATACATCTGAGCCAAATTAGTACGAGTCTGGTTGATACAAATGAGACAGACGTTGTTCTTGAAGAGAAAGCGCACCATCCTACGAAAGAGCTTGGATATCTGTCTTGCTGCACCCCCCATATCGCTAGTCTCCAAACTGGCCTTGTCAGTTCCCTTCTTAGCTCTCAATTCCGCTCTGGTTGGCGTTGCTGCCACAGAGTCCCACCCTATGACGATTGGTGCATCTTTGTCCTTCTCACGAATGCTAAGAACGATATCCCTGATTTGTTCATAGACATCCTCAATAGTGGCAGCATCACCTACAATAAGCCTATTCTCGTCGAGCCCAACAGTCTTCACGCGTCTGTAATTCAACGAGAACTCCGTCGGAAATATGATTGCGTAATAATTCAGTTGCTGAGCTTTGGAGAGTGCCTTCTCAAGAACGGCAGTCTTTCCAGAGCCTTCAGGGCCAAATATCTCAATGATGCCAGAAGGAAATCCTTGGCCATAAGATACGATGGCATCAATAGGTACGATGCCAGTCTTGACGAAGATCCTTGGAGTAGAGAATATAGACTCTTTGAGAGTGGACAAGACTCCATCCGCACTCTTCTTATGATATTTCTTGTTGACCTTCTCGACAACTCCACGAACAACCTTGAGCGTGAACCTCTGCTCAGACGTATATTTGCGGGCAGGCGTAAGTCGCGGAAATCTAAGTGCCCTCACGGTCACCTCACAGGATCAAACCTGACAGAAAGGGATTTGAGCTTATCCTCTTCATCTGGAAGCAGAGGAGTGCCCTCCGCAATGTGATCACAAATATTGCGGAAGGCACTCGCGTCCGATGACGTCATGTACGGACTCATCAGACGAAGAAATTCGATGTGGACCAACAATTCCTCAAGCTTCATTCGTCATCGTCCTCTTCATCATCGTCCTCTTCATCATCATCAGACTTCTTCTTTTTCTTGCCCTTGATGGACTTTTTCATTTCGTCGAAGATGGCCTCAGC